TTTTTAATTCTTCATTGTGTGCTGTAATATGATCTGTTAAATCTCCAGAACCATCTTCAATAGGATATTTTGTTACATCACTAGGCAGTGACAGATTTTCTGTTACCAAAACGTCTAACATTAGATAGCTTATGTATGAATGAGCCTGAGTTTGAAACAGGCCTATCATTGAGCCTGACATCTACAAACTCACAAACTGTAGTTTTATACATAATACAACGAGAACAATTTCCAGCATTATAACGTTCTCCATGTCTTATACAAAACTTATTGCGTTGCTGTTTCTGTCCTGGGGGTTGAACGTCCAAAGTCTCGCGCAATGCCACTGAACATCTCCCCTGTATAATCACTAATTGACTTTGTTATCCTAGCAGCAAGACCAGAGTCATCTTGCACTTGAACATTTACAGAGTTAGATTGATTTAGAGTTATCTGTTTGTTATCGTTATTAGTTGTAGCACCACCACCAGGAGGTCCCATTGCAGCAGGCGGTGGACCATAAGATGGATTTAGATACTCACCAGCAGCACCCATACCAGGAGTAAGATATGACATTTTGTTTTTAACATCCGCCCATACAGGAGCAATTTTCTTTCTCATCCAATCAAATGTTCCAATTGGAGTATCACCAGGTTTAAGAGGTTCAACTGGAATATCATTAATGCCTTTATCTAGCCAACTTGGTAGAAACTTAGGACGGTTCCATAATGCTCCGCCAACACCACCAGCAATGGCTCCAGGAATACCAAACAAGCTGCTGCCAACGCCAGCACCAGTTACAGCATCACTCAATCTTTCATCTTTAATCAATCCAAATTGATTAGCAATATTTGCTAATAATAAAGCTGCATTAAAACCACCTTTCAATCTAGCATTAAGTTTACTAGGACGCCCATCAAGAGAGCCTTCACCAGCAGGTTTACCAGCCTCAACACCAGGCGATCCTTTACCCTTGGCTAAAATTTCAGCAGCAGCTTTTGCTTCTGTAGCAGCAACTTTTACTCCACCCATAGTTTCAATGAGTTGTAAAATAGCTTTTACTACTGGTCCGCCGACGCCCCACAATATAAATGCTGCTGTTACTAATCCAATTGCTGTAACAATTTCTAATATAATTGCTTGTGTGCTTCCTAATGATGTTTGTAAATCTTGCCACGCTCCTTTCCAATCACCTTTGAATACATCACCAATAGCTCTGAAGCCTGAGAATATATCAAGCTGAGCAAAATTAGATTTTAAATCTTTGAACGAACCAACCCATGTTCCGATTAGACTTGGCTTGCCTTGTATCCAATAAACTAAATCTTGTATAGCAATAGCAACAGCCGCAACGGCTGCCGACATAGCAAGCCATGGAGCTACAGCAGCCCAATTAGCTGCTGTAAACCTCCACATCCACGCTACCATTTCGATCAAGTAAGCTAGCATCCTTGGCCCTAATACTAGAGCCATAGCGATGCCTAATACTTCAATGGCATTCTTCAATCCACCAATAGCATTGAAGAAAGCCTTAAACATATTCACAACTTGATCGGTTAGCCATTTAATTGCTGTGCCGAATATAATCGACAATCTAGTTATCTTCAAAAATTCAGCAGCAGCCATAACCATTTGGTTGCGAGCATAAGTAAATGCTCGACCAATTGTCCATGGAACCTTAGCAAAACTTGCTTCTAACTTATCATTTTTCTCACTTAATGCTTTTGTTAATTCATCAAAAGTAATTTTGCCAGATTTGGCTAATGCTCGCAGACCTTCTTCATCTGTTTTGAAATAATCCTCTAACAATCTCAAAGACGAAATAGATGCTCTACCAATCATGCCGATAAAACGTGGGCTTGCTTTGCCCATTACTTCGACACGACCCAATATATGAAATAAACTTTCTATTTGTTCTTGCGATGATCTATCTACTCTGGCTGCCTTGTATATATTTTCTGTTACTTGTAACAAACCTTCTTGTGATATTTTTGAGTCTTGTGATGCTTGTAAAAATTCCTTATATGTATCAGCTACCTTTGTATATTCAGCGCCTACATTTTGAGCGATCTCAAAAGTGCGGTCCATTGCCGCATTGACATCATCCATCGGACGCGCAAGACCAGTAAGCTGCGCCCGTATCTTTATAATTTCTTGACCGCTATCAAAAATGCCTTGAACAAACTCAGTAATTTTCTCAACAGAAAATGCAAGCCCAAGTGCACTAGCAAGACCTAGTGCTAATTCCTTTACATGATTTATTCCGGCTTCATATTCTTTGAGACCTTTAGAATCAAATTCGGTCCCAAGAATAGTTACGAGTTCACGAACAACAGCCAAATTATATTACTCCTGGCGCCAGAAGCCGCTCATCTTTTAGCCTCATCCATTGCTCGTTTCTCTAACGCTGCTTTCATATCAAGTAATGCATTTAGTTTTAGCAAATCTATAATGTCTACATTTCCTAATTTTACATCTGCTATACTAACCAATCCATCCATTATTGGTCTCCAGATTAATAATTCGTCAGCGAAATCTTCCCGCAGAACGCCTATTGGATCGCCATATTCTCGCGGGCCTGTCCAATAAGGGTTCTGCCTCTCGTAAAAAGGGCAGTATAATTATACTTTAACACCTCCACAACTAGAGCAATAACATCAGATACATCAGCAATAGCTAGGTTTAACAGACCCTCATCAAACTTCTCTGGGTCTTGTCCGTCAATTACTACTGTAACGTAATCAGGATGACATACTTTCTTAACCAAATCAATCAAAGCATCGCCATCTAGATTGCGCGATAGTTTATCTACAGCATTACCGAAATGATCCTCGCCATTGACTTTAGCATCACGTGTTTCTATCATTTGAACAAATGGAGCCAAAAATCGTTTCTGAATTTCTCCAAGTATTTTCAATGATAGAAACGCATCATACCTTCTTATGTAAAACTTATTGCCGTTATCCAAAACAAATTCGTGGCGAGGTGCAACAGCCATAAATCACCATTTAGTTAATAGCATTGCCGCCAATGTTATAGACAGCAGGAGCGCCAGTGTGAATTGCCCATGCTCTGGTTAGGATTTCTTTACCAAATTCAGCATCAGCAGGTTTAACAATCCATGCTTCAGATGCAGCAAATATGGTTGTTCCGCATAGGTCTTGAACTAGGATTGGGCCTGTCCTACCACCACAAGTAATAACATCAATGCTGAACATAGTAGAAAGAAAATCATTAGCCGGCGATGTCTGTTGAAGAGTAACGGTGACTGTGCAACGACGGTCAGAGTTAACAGCGCGAGCAATTTCGCCATCAGCACCCACTTGGGTAGTAATACCATCATTTTGCATTACGATACCAACAAATGTTCCATCTGCGAAACCACTAATAGGAAAGCCATTAAACACAACCAAAACTTTAGCTGCATTATAGGTCCGCATCGTCATTGAGCTTTACTCCTTATGTCCGAACTGTGTTACGATTTGCCTGCGCTGCACGAGTAGCTGCCATTGCACTATTTACTGCGCTAGTTGCTGTTCCAATAGGCAATGATTCATAAGTCAATGTTCCCTGAATTTGAACCACATGAATAGCACCAGCCAATCTTGCTGTAAAATATACATCTTGCAGCAAACGATTAGCTTTATTATTCACTGATACATCCTGAGACAACGGAACAGTAATCTCATAGCTGGGAACCATATTGCCGTCATCATCTACCTCGGGGGGAGCGATACCGCCCCTAGCTACACCGAAGTCTAACGATTGTTGTATACGAGTCCTGATAATACCGATGCCCGCATCAGTGTAAGGAATACGAGTATCTACCATCTGTAGAAATACTCGTGTTTTAATATCTTCACATAACCAATCGCGGAACCGGATAACATCAATCCATTCACCACCAGCAACTTTACCATTTTGAGTAATGGCGATATTGCGGAACGGCTCGAATGTATTACCATTCTTATTGAAGATATTGCTGTAGTTAGTCTCAGTCATATATGTATAAGGAACATTACTCAAGCGCTGATTTGCCCAAGTCTCCTGGCCAGGATATTTTGTGAATGATTTAGACGCAATAGCCACATCAGGAAAGTCTTGTGGATTAGGATCATACCACCAAGCAGTTCTAAACAACTGCTGCTGCATAAGTTGATGAGCAGTAGATGTATTGTCTGTAGCGTAGGGCAACAAATTATTAGGATCACTCAACACAGTAATGAAAAGTTTCTCTTCAGCCTCTGTCCATTCACCAATAGCTAGTGCTCTAGTTTCGTCATGCTTGGTATCACATAATCCCCACCAATCGCTATTCTGATCAATGATTGCCGTTAGATCAGTAGCGACAGTTGCAGAACCAGCATCAAATCCGATATACAATTGTGGTGGGTGCGGGATTTGACTGAAGAAGGTTTGTGCTGCTAAATAGATATCATCTGTGGGCTGACATCCATAAGTATCCAGCAACTCTTGCTGACTTAGAATAATGTATACAGTTCCAGTTGTGTCGCCAGTAGGACGCGTGAATGTTCCGAACAAAAGCAAATCGCTAAAATTTGCTTGAGTAATTCCAGCAGTTTGTAGTGAGATAGTAACATTGACAATGCGGTCGATGTTAGCCATTACAGCACTCCCATTAGGTGTTAGCTAAACTCATTCTCCTGGCGCGCAACGCACCGGCAACAGATACAGTTCCTGCACCCCAAGTGATTTGACAAGTTAGATATATTGTTGTTTGCTGTGTAACTAATATTTGAACGGGTCCAGTTATTGTTTGTGTTCTAGTATCAACTCCGCTTTGTCCGCCAGTTCCAAAATTCAATTCGTGAACAGAAAATCTTGCTACATCAACTGTTGGTAATTGACTTG